GTAGTAAGGCCCGTAACCGGTATTCCCGGCGACGGCTGTTGGACTGTAGTTGCCGAAGCTACCGCCGGGGTAGAGGTTTGGGCTACCCACTGGGGGTAAGCGGTTGAGCCCTGGTCCGAGGCTATTGCCTGGGAGACCGGGCTCGGGGTCGAAGCTTGGATCTGCTGGCTCATAGCTACCCGAATAGGTTAGTTCTTCCGCGAGATGGTCGAAAGTTCTGTAAATTAGCGGAGTGATATTAAGTCTCGGATCAGACGCAAGTGGCTGGTTAGGCGCAAGCGGATGAGGAGACTGCAACATCTGTTGTAATAATACCAGAAATTGTTGCATAGCAGACTGAGTTTGTTGAACCATTCGGAAAGGAAATCCTTTCAACATTTCGGCTCGCTCAGAATCAGTCTTCTCGGGAAATAAGAACTTTAGAGCTTCTATGCTATCAACACCAAGCTCTTGTAAGTTGCGAACAACAATTGATTTTTGGTTAACATCGTATGCGGTGTCCTCATACACATCACCCTGATATCTATAAGTAACTGTACGATCACCATCTTCAGGTAACCCTATAACCCCACGTGGCACTTTATTCTCAGACAAAGCTGCACGCATCACCTGGTCTAACTTTGATTCGAACTTAAATGTTGCACCTTGATACTTTTCGACAGTCTCAGCTTCCTGATCGGTAGGAGGCTTAGGTTCTTTTAAACCAGAAGCCGCAATAAAAGACTCTCTAAAAATTAATTCTTGGTGATAAACCATCATTTCCAAGAGACGATTAAATCCGTAAACAAGAAATGATTTATTTTTTCTTAACGCCGTGGCCTGGGCCCGACCCATTAAACCCTTAATTTCGGTTGCGGTAGCACCAGCGGAAATTGAAATTTCATCAACACCACCAAGTGCCGTACGGATCTCTTCCCGTAGTAATAAAAGATATCTATTCATATCCCCGTTTACGGGGTCGGGCGTCATATAGCCCACACGGTCAGAAGGCTCTACGTTCGCAATAATCCGTGGTACACGGAGCCCACCACCCATCGAAGCGCCGAAAGGTTCACTTACACGGGTCGAAGGACTATCAATTCCAGCAAAACCACTTTGACTACTGATAGTCGGTCTAAATGTGGACTGACTGTCGCCAGCTTCGACAAGATCACTACGAGGACGGGAACTAATTAACGTTGGATTACCAAAAAATTCAATATTTTTAGCAATATTCCTTGAGAGTTGGTCATGAAGCACAATTTGCTCCATAAAAGGATCAAACTCTCCTTCACCCTCAGTTCCACTTGAGTTTGGCTTATTTAAAACTTCAACGGCAGGGATAAACCCAAGTGTGTTAGGCCGTTTTTTGCCTGGTGTTAGTATCGCACCAGGTTCCAGGTCAAAACTTAGTTCGCTATCAGTCTCAACCTCACTAATCTCGTCTGCTGTTATAGAGAGACGTACATAACGTTTATTTTGACCGGCTGACGTGCTTGGTAGACCTAAGTTAGCATTCTTAACTTTGTAGCTATAGATAATAATTACTTCATCCACTTCACCATTCACATTGTGGTAAACACGGTATTGATTTTTATTGAAAAAGTAAATCTGGTACTTTAACTTGGGATCAGGTCGGAAGTAAAAGAGACCGCACCCGTCAATTAAGAAATTTCGGATTATGGACGGGAATCTAATATCAATTCTATTGAGTTTTATAACATCGTCTAAAAAACGTGAACGACTTTTATATGTATCTTGATCACAGTAGAACGTGACACCCTTCTTAATCATAAGAAGAGTCATCTGCTGTAGGTGACTCAGAACAACCATCGTGGCCGATTGATTGCTCCGATCCTGGGTGCGCGAGGCCTCCAGAATTTCGTTAAATCGCTTTCTAGTCTCAGTGGACATTCAATTTAAGAACAAAAAGTTTAAATCTATTTGTTGGCGGCCGTTTGTTTTGCCTTACGAGCTTTTGCTAGCGCCCGTTTACGGGATTCACTTTTACCACGGGGTTCTTCATTCTTTGAGTCTCCGTCTCCTTGACGTTTTTCTTGAAACTTTTTCAAGAGCTCAGCAGGCATGCGATCAGCCATTTGGAAGAAGATACTTTCTTACTCTTTCCAGTGTAACCGCTTCTAGCGGTAAATCTTCCATTGGAAATGCAGTAAGCATGTGATCTTCTCGACCCAGCATATCTATACTGCCAGCCACCGCTTCAAACGTTTTACAAGTCTCAACAACAGTAGGCTTATCAGTCTCCCAATGCGCATAGGATTTAAGCTTTTTGAGTCTCCTTTCAGAGTCACCCATCCAACTTAAGTGCCACCCAGCATCACGATCTCCTATTACCTTACGTGTCGTTTGTCGCCGAACGTTAGTTATAGATCCTAATGAAGCAAGTTTTCCTGCAGTGCAAATAGTCGCACAATGCCAGTGAAAAAGTTCACCAAGAGGAGTGCAAAGCTGTAAGTCCGCTCGTCCATAGTGCATAGACATATCCAAACCTAAAATTGCGTCGGGATTTGCCTCAAGTTCAGCTTTTATCTGTTCAAATTTTGCTGGGTTAGGGAGTTCGTCACAGTCAGAACAAATAAAAACAGCACTTTTTGGTAGCTCTGAGAGATAAATCCCAAGAGCGTCACGTTGGCCACGCTCACGAACCCAGTGATCTGGTTCTTCGTCAACAGTCGGAAGTTTGACGTGGATAACTTCGATTAATTCATCGGGTAGACCTAATTCTTTAATCGTTTCGGCACAAGTAAAAGCCTTTGGCTCCCCCCGATGAGTTCGATCCGCATCGGCAATTAAAAAACCATCAACATGATCCTTTAATAAGGAAACACGTAATTCAAGTAACTCGCGTTCGTTAAAATAAGGAAAACAATCAATTAACATTTTCAGGAAGGAGGTAGGTTTTGACGCGCTCTAATTCGAATAGTTTTGAAGGCAGAGCGCCTAAAGGATAAGTGGTAATTAAGTGATCGTCACGCCCCAGCATGTCAAGATTTCCTTCTTGAGGTTCAAACATCTCACACCTACGCTGTACGTCCGGCGTGTCCCACATATAGTATTCAGCAATAGAACGGAGTTTGTTCTTTCGTCGTTCGCCATCACCCATCCAACTTAAGTGCCAACCAAAATCTCGTTCACCTAAATACAAATTATTTTGGCTTTCCCTCATCACAGAGAGTGTGCTTTGTTTCCTTAAGAGACCAACCGTAGAAACAAAAGCTCGTTGCCACTCATGCAGTACACCATCAGGAGTTATTAACTGCCGATCAGCGCGGCCATAATGCATAGACATGCTAGCCCGTACTATTTGATCTGAAGTTTCAGCTGCGGCTTTTAGTTTATCTAACGCAAGGGGATTTACCAGTTCATCACAATCTGAACAGATGAAGAGCGTATCATCTGAAAGCATATGAAGCCCAACACCTAAAGCATCACGTTGTGCTCGCTCACGTAACCACGGGTCTGGTGCTTCCTCAATAGAAGGTAGCTCAACGTGTAAAACTTGCACTTTACTATCGTCGATCCCAAGTTCTTTAAGAGTATCGACACAGGTAAAAGGTTTTTCTTCGCCCCGATGTGTTCTGTTGGCATCTGTTATTAAAAACCCGTCGACGTAGTCTTCAAGAGTTCTAATGCGGAGCTCTAAAAGTTCTTTTTCGTTAAAGTAAGGAAAGCAATCGACAAGCATACAAGGTTGACGCGAGTGTCACCATAGTAGCTTAAACCTGTTGGATATACTTGGCTGCTCTGCGTTTAGCTCTTGTTAAAATACTCACATCTGTATCCATGGCGGGGTCAAACCCATCTTGACCTCCCCCACTTGAATAATCAGTAGGTGCTACAGGAGCCGGAGGTTGTCCTTTTAGTGCAGTTTGATCCTGGGCGGACATGTCTTCAAACACCGTATCCGATGATTGATTAGCTCGTCGTTGAGCTTCAGCCGCCGCAGTCTGCATCTGATAAGCTTGAGCAAAACCATAAGCATTAGCGTTGTGAGTGTTCATCAGTATAGAGCGGTACAATGAGCTGAGGTACCAGACACTACAGCAGTGCAACTAAGAGGCAACAAAGTAGTACTCGTAATATGCTCAAAACGTGAAAGTTGGCCCTGAGAGTCAGTGAGCACAAGAGTTACTTTAGAAGCACCACCACCGCTAATGTGCTCGACTAAGATACCTCGGCAGGCAGGAAAATTTACTCGAGCCATATTTCCCGAAGTTACTATGTGGTAGCCACTGCCATACGGGAGCGTTGCTGACTGTCCATAAACCGAACCAAAAGCGCGAATATCCATAAGACAGATTTTTTTTAATTTTAACCGCATTCCTCGGAAATTTGTATTAAACGTTTTAAATACCACTCACACTTCTTTAAATCCTCTACTCCATTTTTGTGCTCTGTCCTCCACAAATACTTCAAACACGCCCCCCGGCAATACGATTTAAAGCCTTCATGCCCAAGTGCAGATTTTAAAGCATCAATACATTCGACGGAACCCTGGTTATAGTGTGGCGGTTTATTAACTAAGTCAACTGTCCCGCAACCAAAATCAACAACGTCACCCTTTAAATCCCAAAAATCTGACACTGAGAACTCGCTTATTAGTACTTAAACATAGTGGTTATGTCTAGGCATGTGTTTTGATTTTGCAATAAAACGTTACTGTACTTGTTGTCTAAGTGCTCCAGTAATCCGCAAGGAGCAATACGAAGCTTATCTCCGTCACGAATTAATGGCACCACTCGGCGGTGTTCTTGATCGGTGTTAAGAGATTCAAAAGCAAGACCTAAAGAACTTCTGTCAGCTATCGGCCAACAACGAAATTTCGTTAAATCAAAACTTCTTATGGGATCACAGCTCTCAGACACAATATACTTCTCAGCCATTTCAGGATCCAATATCATCATTCCCATATACGGATTACCGAGGGACGCAAAACAAATAAAATCATCACAAGGGGTTATAAAAGTTTGTACGTTATAAGGACGATCTCCCCACACCGCTTTAGTGGGTCCGTTCAACTCCCAGACTCTGTAGTTATCAAAAGGAATGAGTAGCTTATCTCTGCGTTCTACTCGGCAAAAACCTGGTTCGAGATTTAAACTTTTAAGTTTATCTTTCCAAGCAAGCCAATAGTCAAAGTTTTCACGTGTAAATAACATATCGTTCTCTGTATATACGTAAAAATCGTAAGTTTTATTCTGAACAACTTGTTTTAAAAGATGTTTATGCGCCCACGTAAGGCTAAAACCTACGTACTCAGGTTCCGCTACGATAATATTTAAATTACAGGGACCTAAATTAGGTTCTAACAAGTCCAAGACAGCTTGTTTGTCTTGTTTATGCTCAAAGTCAATAAAAATATAAAAGTCTTTAACCCCTGGAAGAGTGATGTAGCCTTTTAAAGTCTTTAAAAGAACGTCAAATCGCTCTAAAGGATTGTGCGCTGTTACAGCGATAAAGTAGTTAGTAAGTATTGGTTCGTTATCGGAAATCATCAATACTCCATTTCGAAACCACCTCGGCGTTGTAGAAAACAGATTAAATGCGTGTATGCGTCAAGTAAGTCATCATGCGAAGTAGCTCCAATGTTGATTAATTGGTCAAACAATAGATCAAATTTACGGTACCGATTAAAAATCACCTTTTTATTTTCCAACAGACCTAGAGTTCCCCTAAACCTAGAGACTTTATCACCTCTAAACCCATTCACCTCGTGGATATGAATATTACTAAGTCCTTTATCATTCAGCAAAATTCTTCGGAGATCAGCCGCTAACGATGCTTGATACGCAACAGCTTCCACGACTAACGTGCACGTAGAATATGTCGGGAACAACTCCCCCGCTGCGTTCTCTACCAAGATCCCCCACTCAACAAGCATCTTACAGAGTAAATCAATCTTCTCAAGATTACCTATAGAGCGAACCTGATGCGCGTCAATAATATAGTACTTATCTTTTACCCTACCGCCCAAGACCATCGCGGTATAGTCTGATGTCTCACTACGACTAGCCGATAAATCCACACCAACGGCTAACGAATCAAATTCTGTTACAACATCTCCTTTTACAAGTAGATCAGGCGAAAGAATTAAATCAGATGTCATTACCGGTTGCTGCTGATACTGGTAAGCAAAAGCAACAGGATCGAGCTCTTTTTGACCTAGTAAATAGTCAACACTCCATTGTTCGGGCCAGTAACTCTCAGGATTGCTGTCGTTGTCATACGTCAATGCTTCTTGAGTTACCTGTTTCCACCCGCGTTCTGGTACGAACATTGTTTTATGAATATCTAGTGGATGAAATCGGGTGCCTAAACAAATCGCCCGACCACCTTCAAAAATAATAGGCGCAATAACTGATGACCAATTATTATTCATTTCTTCACGAATTGTCGGGTTGCGTATATCTGCAGAACTTTTAACTGGGTCATCCACAAGGCATAAATGGGCTCGTTTAGATGTAATGGACCCTCTAAGACCAGCAGCGCGAAGAGTAAATTCTTCGTCACCAACTCGGGATATACCTGCGTAGTCAAAATCAATCGACCAACCTACATCACTCTGCATTCCCGGCTTAAGTCGACAAGTAGGAAATATTTTTTTAAACTCGGTCGAATCAACTATCTGTTTAATAATTCTACTTTTTGGTATAGCGGTATTAATGTTGTACGAGATATAAATAATTTGTAGGGGCATCTTAGCGGCTGTATGGCGACCTATACACCATGCAGTAAACATGTTCATTACGGTGCTCTTCGCAGAACCTCTGGGACTTAGTATATCAAGGTTTGGTCCTGCTATATCTAGTAGATACTTATTGCTATCTCCTGTTATCAAATGTTTGTACCACTCTAACATATGTCTTGCTGGTGGCTTGTCAAGCAACGTACAGAACGTTTGGAAATCACTAGCTGCTCTTGTAAATATAGTATCTAAAACTGGAGCATCACTGTCAAATGCTTTAGCCGCCCTCATTTGTAGAGCGCGGCGGTAAGCAAAAGTTTCACGACTAGGCATAAAAGGTAATACTGTCTGTATACTGATAGCAAGATTCTAACCCCAAATGGCAAAAATTCTGTGGTACGGAGATATCCTCTCAAATACTGGGTTTGGTAGAGTTACACACAGTATCCTGGAGTATCTACAGAAGAACCATGAGATTGTAGTTGTAGGAATAAACTACACAGGTGATCCACACGATCTGCCTTTTAAAGTTTATCCAGCGGCGGCCAAAAACCCACAAGATCGATTTGGTATTGGACGCCTACCGGAAATTGTTGACGTAGAGAAACCCGATTTTATAATCTGTCTAAACGACATCTGGATAGTAAATCAAGTTTGGGAACGCATTCATCTGCTTAAAGATCAGCATAAATTTAAATTTATTGCTTACTTCCCACTAGATTCACAGTGGTACATTGAAAGTCATATGCGGTTTGTTAAAGACTGGGACTTTGCAATCACGTTTACAATTGAACAAGCTCAAAGAGTAATGCAGTTAGGAGTAAAGCCTAAGTTACTAGGTGTGATACCCCATGGAGTAGAGACAAGTAAATTTTTCCCCTTAGATAAAATAGAAGCTCGTAAGCAACTCCAGATACCAGAAGATAAGTATATTGTTCTGAATGCAAATAGAAATCAGCCGCGCAAGCAAATTGATCTGACGATAAAAGCATTTGCGGAATTCGCAGTAAATAAGGATGACACTATGCTCTACCTGCACATGAGTGAAAAAGATCTTGGTTGGGATATCCGAGCCATCTTCGAGACAGAGATGAAACGTCGAGGACTTAAATCCGACCAGAGATTATTAATGACCACCACAAACATTGACTACTGCAACGCTCCTGCTGATGAAATGCTTAACCTAATATACAACTCGTCTGACGTTGGAATTAACACAGCTAACGGAGAAGGTTGGGGTCTAGTTTCTTTCGAACATGCGGCTTGTAAAAAACCTCAAGTGTTGCCCAACCACACGTCATTTGCAGAGGTATGGAAGAACAAAGCGTTACTAGCTGATGTAGCAGCTTGGATATACGATAAAGATTTAGGAGTGGAACGAGGTATTGTCGATATTAAGGATATGGCAAACAAGATGACCAGTTTATATGAGGATAAAGAATTGACTGAAAAAGTAGCGAACGACTGCTATGAAGTCACAACCAACCCTTCGTACCGATGGGATAAGATTGCCGAAGGTTTTGAAAAGGCTATGGAGGAGATGTCGAAATGAGCCTACAATTCCATCGCTATCGTACGTACCACAACCGTACAGTAAAGCCTGTTTTAATCCCTACAAAAAGTGGGTACCCATCCGTCTACCAACAAGCCAAAAGTATAGGGGGAACGTTTACCCGAATAATCGGTGGTTTACCTGAAACAAACGTAGCAAACTTTAGTCCGTGCATTTTAAAACACAGAAATTCAACGTTAATTGCGTGGCGATCCCAACCTGAGCCTTTTGTTTTCAGACACGATAATAAATACTTTTATTACAACAACACGCCGACAGACTTATATATCGGTGAGCTTCTTAGCGATGAATCAATTATCGCAGCACGTAACTTAAAACCTAGCAAACATAGGCTCAGCTACGAAGATCCTCGATTGTTTATCAGTCCTGACGACAATTTACAGTGTCAGTTTGTCACGAGCACATATGCCACTAAATGGGATACGACTAAACATAAACTTTTAAAAACACCAAAAATCTGTGTTGGTACAGTAAGTAAATTCGGTTCTCTAGCTGACTGTGTATTTCCTGATATAGGAGCCAACCTGCAGGAAGGAGGATCAGAAAAAAACTGGTGCTTCTACACAGACAAGGACCAACTAAAACTCCTGTACTCGACGATTCCTTTAGTAATAAAATCACCAGGTAAAGCTGACGTAACAATTGATTCATCCTGTTTAAAAAAACTAACAGGTGACCACCCAACATTTAACTCCGCGGCGCCTATTGCTATCGGTGATGAATGGCTCGTGTTTTTTCATTGGAAGTATATGGTGTACGAATTAGATAAAAGACCGTACCTCCTTTACTCACTGGGCGCATACACGCTTGATGAAAAACAAACAAAAATCACGCGAGTGATAAGAGAACCTCTTTTTGTGGGATCTACTCAAGATGATTTGATTACGTGGACCGATTGTTTGGGTAACGACGTATCAAATCAACCCGCGTGCATCCTTCCTTTTGGGTGCCTTATCGAAAACGAAGAAGAGCTAGTAATGTCTCTTGGTGTGAATGACTATTTTATGGGCATTTTTAGAACATCAGTTGTTAATGTTCTTGCTCTTCTAGAGTTAATTGAATAGTTATTTAAGTTTTTTCTTCTCGTTCAATCGTGCTCCAGATAACAATTGAGGCATCTTCAATAAGTGCACTCATCGTAGGTTGATCTTGGAAACTATTCATTAGCTCACGCAAACAGCGATCGGCTCCAGCAAGAAGTAGTCCGCGACGGTCTACCCCGTCTGTTAGCTGCCGGACAGCTTGAATGTGACTACGTAGTTCTTTTTGGAGCACTGCAATCTTGGTGGCAGCTGTTGCATAATCTAGCATACCATTTACCGTCATCTGCCTAACATTATTTAGATCTACTTTAAGTGCATCTATTTCTATCAATAGATCTTTTCGTAAATCGCTTTTAGGGTACTTCTCTTGCACCCACGCGGTTATGTCCGATATAGATCCTGCGTAGTTTGGTTTTAAGAATCGAGCATACAGGTAAGCTTCGATATCGCTCACGCTATTTTTAGCATAGTAAGTAAACGAATCTCTCTGAGCTTTATTAAG